GACAGGATAGAAAATAATATGTTGGAATTCCAGGAATATATGGATAGAGTTATTCAATGACCGAAAAGGATAAAATATTACTTGACATAAAATCTAAAATAATATTATTGAAAAATGAATGTTTTCCAGAAAGCAGTATAAGATTATTGTTTAATGTTTCGGAAAAACACAAGAACGCGGAGAGTATAAAGACAGAAATAACTGAAATAAAATAGGCGGACATTAGTTCGCAAGTCGTTATCGATAAATCAGAGCGGCACGTTTCAAATAGAGGCGTGCCGTTTTTTTTTGAGGAAAAAATGAAAACAATCGTACTTGACAAAGTTGTCGGAGATTTCGGGGCTGACGATGAATGGTTGAGGGAAGAATTAAACAAAGCCAACGGAGAAGATATTAAACTGGAATTGTCCTCTCCCGGTGGGTATGTATATCCCGGCCTTTCAATGTTTAATCTTCTAAAAAATTATCAGGGTAAAGTCTGGACTCATATTATGGGACTTGCCGCGTCAATGGCCTCGTATATCGCGCTCGCAGGTGAAAAAATAACAGCTGAAGCTAACGCCGTATTTATGATTCATAATGTTCAGGGAATGGTTGTTGGCGATCATAATGACATGTCGGAAGCGGCGGATATATTCGGCAGATTTTCAAATTTACTCGCCAGGACATACGCGGATAGAACGGGAAAAAAATTAACTGAAATACAATCATTGATGGACAATACGACTTATTTTTTCGGCGATGAGATGAAGGATGCCGGATTCGTTGATGAAATTATTTCGGTTGATAAAAAGGAATCTAAAGATGACGCGGTTGCTTACGCGCAGTTGATGATTGAAGATTGTATTTCAAAGATGAAAAAAAATAAGAACGAAAACGATCTTTTGAAAATAGCCGCGCTTTTACCTATAGATACAGTAACAAGCTACAGTTCGAGTGCGAAGCTGGTTGATGAATCCTGGGATGCCGGAGAAAGTGAAAAGAGATGGAGAACTCACGCGAAAGTAGAAAGTTCCGATGATCTTCCGAATGCCACATATCAGAAAAGATTCGCCTGGTTTGATTCTGCAAATAAAAAGAATTTTGGGGCTTATAAATTTCCTCACTGGGATTACAAGGATGGAGAATTTGTAAATGTAGCCGCTGTAAGAAATGGACTTGCCAGGTTAAGTCAATCGGATATTCCCGCGGCGGAAAAATCTAAAGTTGAATCGTTATTAAGAAAATATCTTGATCGTTTTAATAAAGACAAAGAAGCAAAAAATCCCGCTGGTGCGGGTGATAATAAATTAGGAGGTGTCAAAATGACGCTTGAAGAATTAAAGGCTCAGCACCCGCATCTATATGATGAAATATTCAAGGCGGGGAAAGAGGCCGCAAAGGCTGAGATGCAGCGCAATATCGATGCTCATCTTGAATGGATTGAAGCGGATCAGCAGGGAGTAATCAACGCCCTTAAAAATGGAGAGCAGTTTGATTACAAACATTTATCCGCCTATAACAAATCGGCACTGAAGAATCAGGCTGTAAAAGATCGTGAAGACGATGATCCTGATGATGTGACAGTTGACGACAAGAACAAGAAAGAAGCGTTCGGCCAGGCATTAGACAAGGCAATAGATGAACGTTTTGGTATTAAACCGGAAGGAGGAAAATAACATGGCTGGAGAACTTGTAACAACCAATTTTGATACGGGCGGCGTTGTAATGGGGAACAACGAGTATGAAGACGGACTCTTGAAATTTCCCGGAGCAGATACTTATGTTGCCGGAACCATTCTTGCCCGCGATCCCTTGGATGAAACATGGGTGGTTTGTGATCCTGATGAAAGTGATGGAACGGAAATTCCTTCCGCTATTCTCACGATTGAAACTGTGGCCACATTAGCAAGCAATGTATCAATCCGAGGAATGATAAGCGGGAAAGTCCGTTTAGACAAACTTGTTTATGATGGTGGTCATGCCGTTGATGTAGCGACAGTGGATGCATTAAGATCATTCGGAATTTTAGCCGTGGACGTTGATGAAGTCGGCGTCCTGGATAACCAGTAAGGAGGTATAACATGGCTGGACAATACGCAACAAAAATGTTGAGGGTATATCGGGAGACGCCGAATATTGCCCGTAATATGTTTCTATCGAGTTTTTTCGTTACATCTCCTGAAGATATAACGGATTCTGAATTCATAGAAATTGATATAGTCAGAAGTGACGAAGAAATCGCGCCTGTATTAACGGATATATCAACCGGCGCGAATATGACAAGTGAAGATATATACACCGGAAAACAGTTCAAGCCTCCGGCGTTCAGGGAAGGGAGAGCTTTTAATGTATATGATCTTTTAAAACGTGTTCCGGGATCAACCCAGTATGAAATGGATTCAGCTGATAAAATGGCCATTTTGATGGGTAAAGTCCGAAACGCATGGACAAGACTGACAGAAAGAATCAAGAGAACAATCGAATTACAGGCTGCGCAGATTTTGCAAACCGGTACGGTTACTCTTTATGATGCCGCTGGTAATGCCAGGTACACATTAAATTTCGTACCGAAAGCAAGTCATTTTCCCACAGCAGCGATTGCCTGGGGTGCGGCGGGATCAGCTCCCTTAGTTGATATCAATAATCTGTCTGAAACAATCAGAGATGATGGATTGGTTGATTGTAAGAATCTTATCATGGGGCCTGGAGCATTCGCACAGTTTCTGAATAATGCTGATGTACAATTGATATTCCGCAGGGATTCATTCGCGCTTGGTACATTGTCTCCGAGAATGCAGGCAAGCGGGGCTACAATTCAAGGATTTATTCCTGTTGGCAACTATCAGTATAACATCTGGACTTACGGCGGAAGATTCATCGATCCGGTTACTCATACAAAAATTCAGTATTTGAACTGGGATAGCTGCATTCTTATGCCTGATCCAGAAGATTTGGATTTCAGAAAAGTTTTCGGCGGAGTTCCGGTAATAACAGAATCAACGCCTCCTTTTAACGAATTCCTACCTGATAGAGTAGTCATACCTGGTGCGTTTGATTTCAAACCCCGTGTATATGTCGATGAAAAGGCCGAAACTCTTGTAGCTGAAGTCGCGAGCAGACCTTTATTAATACCTGTAAGTATTGACAGGTATGGATGTATAGACACTAACGCGGCCACATAGGAGATGATCATGGAATACATGGTAGCTTCAGGAAAAAGCATACTTACTAAAGCCGGGCAGGTGAATGAATATCAGGCGATAACAGCAAAGATGATTGGAAGTGCTTCTATATTTGACGGATTGATTAAAATAGGAACAATCGTTGAAAAAGGCACTTCCGAACCTACAAGAGTTCATCGTGTTGATTTGAGGCCGGTAGCTAAAGCCTCTGTTAAATCAGTGGAAGTAATTGAACCGGAAGTAATTGAAGTCGGAAAGCCTGATATGCCGGATGAAAAGCCGAAACGGAAATACACTAAAAAACTTTCTTTCGGTGCTGAGAAAAAAGAAGAAACAGAAGAAGTAGAAGAAATTCCCGTGGAATCAAAGGATAGTGAATGAATTTAATTACACAAGCGGAGAGTGATCTTGAATTTACACTTGAAGATGAAGAGGATGGATTCGGAGTGGAAATAATATTAATTAGAAATACAAGTGATGAGTATAGTTTTTATGGTCAATCAACTGATATTTCTTTTTTAATTGATCCAAATACCGGGATAGGAGTTCAAGGGCGCACGTGTGAAGTTTCTCTCCGTTTGTATAATATCTTAGGAGTTATCGGAGAAATACCGAATAAAACCGAAGAAGGAACCGGCTGGATTGCTAAGTATCGAAATGTAAATGGCGATGAATGGACTTTTGCAATTGAACAAGTAGATGTAGACAGGAAAATAGGAATTGTAAAATTAACATTGAGTTTATTAAAAAATGACGGCTAAAATAACTACATTAATTGATAAATACGATAACATTGAACTTATCAGAGATAAGACTGCCGTAATATTGTTCGAGGAACGGGACAATCAGAAAGAACTTGCAATTGCAGACGGCCAGGATTCTGCGGGATGGGATTTTGATATTTATATTGAAAGATCGTCTCCCTGGGAACTTATAGAAGACGCAAATGGAGAAATTCTGAAACAGACTCCATTGATTAATGTGTACTGGAATAATTCTTCTATTGACGAATCGATGAGTGACAGCGTAAGTAGACAAACTTATAATTCAATAATTCATATTGATTGTTTATCCGCGAAAGTACATGAAATTACTGACGGACAAATTATGCGGGCTGATGAACTTGCGTCAAAGGATGCGCAAAGAATAGCAAGATTAGTCAGAAATATTTTATCAGCGGCAGTTTATAAGCAGTTAGATATGACGGAAGTTGTACACAATAAAAAGATACAATCAATAACAATGTTCCAACCGCAAATCAATGACAGGCCGGCACAGCATTGCGTGGGTGCGAGATTAGTTTTACAAGTATTACATAATGAATATTCTCCTGAGTATGACGCTCCGATTATGGAAATAATCATGGGCGAAATGACAAGAGGAGATGACGGATTATTATATTCCGAACAAACTTATGATGTTGAAGAAGAAACTTAGGAGGTAAATTATGTCAGCAGTCGATGCTTTAGCTGTTTCCCGTGTAGTCGGGATTCAGACACAATTTAAAGATTTTGGATCAGGACGGGTGAGATTTCTTCCGCAAAGAATAGCCGTTATCGGTCAGGGTAAAAGCGCGGAAACTTATTCGCTGGATAAATATGCCGTTACAAGCGCGGCGCAGGTGGCAGCAAGATATGGTTTTGGGTCTCCGCTTCATCTCGCAGCTATGATGCTTTTCCCAAAAAATGGAGACGGTGTGGGGTCTATCCCTGTGACAATATATCCGCTGGAAGACGATTCAATGGCGGTTACTGCGGCTGGCAATTTGGCAGCTTTAGGAACGCAGACTGAAACAGCGGAGTACAAAATAAAAGTGAGCAACATCGAGGCAACAGTTGTTCTTCAGGAAGATGATACGGCAGACACAGCACTAGGACGGATAAGAACTGCAATTTTGGCCGTTCTTGAAATGCCGATCATACCTGGAGCTGTGGCCGCCGGGAATTTGCCGTTTGATGTTAAATGGGCTGGAGAATCCGGAAATGATGTTCATGTGGAAATTGACGGCGACGCGCATGGAATTGTTTTTACGATTACGCAGCCTGTAGGCGGTCTTGTGAATCCGGACATCACGGAAGCACTTGAACAGATGGGGTCGGTATGGGAAACAATAGTTGTCAATTGTCTTAATTACGATGACACTGACGCGCTGGATGCTTTACAAGAGGCCGGAGAAACACGATGGGGGCCGCTTGAGAAAAAGCCTTTCTTCACGATAAGCGGTACAGGGGATGCTTATGCCGTGAGAACTGTAATAACAGACGCGAGAGCCGATGATAAAATTAATGTGCTTGAATCTTGTCCGGGATGCTGGAATTTACCCGCGCAAATAGCGGCCAGAGCAGCTGCAAGAATAGCGGTTAAGGCACAGAATAATCCGCCTTTGAATTATTCCGACAAACTTACAGGATTGACTCCTGGAGACGATGCCTATCAGGAAGAATGGGCGACAAGAGATTTATCTGTTAAGGCCGGGTCTGGAACTACAATTGTAGTCGGAGATGAAATTGAAATGAATGATACTATCACGATGTATCATCCGGAAGGAGAAGAACCTCCGGGATTTAGGTATGTTGTTGATATTGTCAAACTTCAGAATGTGATATATAATTGTAGATTAATATTTGAATCTGAAGAATGGAAAGGCGCGCCATTACTGCCGGATGCTACGCCAACAGTGAATCCTGCAGCTAAGAAGCCGAAGGACGCGAAAACGGCACTCTGTAATTTGGCAGCAAATCTTGCGCTTGAAGCAATTTTGGCGGAATCAGACTTTACAAAAGAAAATATGACAGCTGTTATTAATTCAACTAATCCTAAGAGACTTGACTGGACTTATCCGGTTAAACTATCGGGGAATGTTGAAATTATAGATGGTACTATTAATTTTGGATTTTATTTCGGATAGGAGGTAATATATGGCAGTTATAGGCGGCCCGGTTGAAAATGTAAGCATAGCAGGAAGAACTTTTGGAGTTCCACAGGATTCAGAAGTCATGATCGTTTTAGGGGGAGATCAGAATACGGTTGAACCTAACGGCGACGGTGCGACAGCAAGAATAATAAAGGAAAAAGTACCGTTTAAAATATCAAGTTTATCGGTTGTTATTGACGATGACAGGGATGATCATCAGTTTATTCAGGATGTTGTCGATGGAACTGATTTTGTTGATATATCTCTTTCAATGCCGAAAAGCGGAGATGTGTTTTATGGCCAGGGGATTATCATTGATGAGATACCCCGAAGCGTAAAAAAGGCTACGATGGAACTCACAATATCCGGCCAGGGGAGACTTGACAAACAATAGGAGATTTTATGGCTGATAAGATAGACAGCGAAAGCGCGGAATTAATGTTTCAGCAGTTTTGTGATGATTGGCATATTAAAGACGATATATCAAAATTTAACGCTGAAGATATGGACACATTTAATCAGGCGAAAGACAGAATTATTGAAGCATTTGAATCCGGTAATCTTGAAATTGTGGATACAAAAACACTCGAATATAAATTTATTTTTGCCGAAGAATTAAATTGCCAGTCCGTTAAAATACGCCGGCCGAGGGGAGCGACATATATGGAGGCCGATGCCGGGAAGAAAGATGATAATATGAAAAAAATGTTTTATATGTTATCGGAAATGACCGGCAAATCGGCAGCTTTTTACTCGAAGGTTGACGCAGTGGATATTAAAACCATAATGGCAGTGACTTCCCTTTTTTTCGGTTCGTGATTTCCCGTCTGGCGCGAGGAGGCGAGGAAATAGAGGAACTCGGTATAAGCGGCATATCTTCTCAACTAATATAAATTGCCGCTGATTATAATAGTTTGCCGGATTTGAATAAGATAACAGTCAATCAAATCCGTTTTTTTTATGAGCCGATGATTAATGGACTGATAAAAATGCAGAGGAAGGAGACTGAAAGTTAATGGCATCAAGATTCAGTGTGGAAGCTATATTCAGTGCGATTGATAGGATGTCTGCGCCTGTAAAAAAAATGAGTTTGTCTACTAAAGCATTGTCCACAGGCATTAAAAGAGATTTCGCAGCAGCACAAAGACAAGCTGAAAACATGGGACGATCAATTAGCGGTGCTGGGAAAAAGATATTTAAATATGGACTCGCCGCAGGTGGACTTGCTACAGGTTTAATAGTTCGAGAATTTATAAATTTTGATCAGGCCATAACTTCTGCATCTTCAAAGTTCGGCGATTTGAATTTAGCTACAGCGGAAGGACAAAAAATATTAGCAGATTTAGGTTCTACCGCGCGGAATGTAGGCGCGGGAACACAGTTCACGGCAACACAAGCAGCACAAGGACTTGAATTTTTGGCAATGGCTGGATTTTCCGCTAAGCAATCAATGGCACTTTTACCCGGAGTTGTTGATCTTGCAACTGCGTCAAATATTGAACTTTCCAGAGCAACGGATATCGCATCTGATGCAATAGGCGCATTTGGAATGATGAGTTCGGATACTGCAAAATTAACCGAAAATTTTACACGCATTAATGATGTTATGGCAAAAACAGTTACTTCTACAAATACAACACTTGAAGACTTATTTGAGGCCGCTAAAATGGGCGCGCCTGTATTTACTTCGGCCGGTCAGGACATAGAAACTTTTTCGGCAATTGCCGGAAGGATGGCGGCCAATGGTATAAAAGCCTCTAACGCAGGGACTGCATTAAGAATGGGATTATTACGTTTATCGAAACCTCCGGCAGAAGCAGCCAAAGCATTACAAAGCATGAATATACGCACTGCCGATTCAAGGGGAAATATGAGAAATATGATCGATATTCTTGCTGATGTTTCAAAAGGCACTGCTAAAATGGGAAATCAGCAGAAACTTGCAACTATAGGAATGATATTCGGCGCAAGGGCTGCATCAGCTTATGCATCTATAATTAATGAAGGCGTAGATCAGACACAGGCACTTGAAAAAGTATTAAGAGATAGCGGCGGGGCAGCCGCAAAGATGGCGGAAATTGTCAGAGGGTCTTTGCTCAATAAACTCAAAATGTTATGGTCTGCAACAGTTGAAATAGGATTTAAATTTATTGATGCATTCGCGAAACAAGGCGGAAATGCGATTGATTCCATAACAAAAGCAGTAAGTGAATTTAATCCACAGCCTATTATTGATGTATTTAAATCAGTATATAAATTTTTAAGATTTATTAAACCTTTAATACCGTATTTACTTGCTTTAATAGCGGCATGGATGATCTATAAAAAAGTTATGCTTATTGTTGCAGCAGTGCAAATGATAGTTGCTTTAACGAATCCTGTCACGCTTATTATAATCGGAGTAATCGCACTTATCGCAATTGTAATGCTTTTAATAAAAAATTGGGATAAAGTAAAATCTGTTTTTATATCTGCCGGGAAAGCTATAATAAATTTATTAAAAGAAACAGGAAAATTTATAATGAGACTTTTGCTTGCTCCGGTTAATATGGTAATTGATGCTATTATTGGATTATTAAAACTTGCTTCTAAAATTCCAGGAGTCGGAAAGAAATTTTCTGCGGCTGTTGAATGGGCAACTGAAATGCAAAATAAAATGAATTCTCCGTTTGAAGCTACAAAACCAGAAGTAACTACACAGAGGGAAGCGATAACAAAAACAATTGAAAATAAAAATAATACAAGCAGGGTGGTAATTGAAAATCAATCAAATAATAATGTGAGAAACGGAAGCCGCCCGATTAAAACCGGAACATCATTAAATCTTGCAACATCGGGGTAATATGTGGAAAGAACGAATAATTGAGGGCGCGATAGAAACTCCGGATTCAATTCGGTATGTTTTTTATTATCGTGATCTTGAAAAAGATATAGATAAAAAAATAAGCAAATATAATTTCGGGGATATTGACGGCACGTTAATCCAGGATTTCGGACTTGGTGAAGTTTCTTTCCCGATGATAATTTATTTTTCCGGTGCTGACTGCGATCGAACCGCGAACAGTTTTGAGAAATCGGCATCGAAGAAAGGCGTCTGCATACTGGAACATCCGGTATATGGAATTAAAAATGTCGTAATTGAAAAGATTAAACGACAGGATTTACTTTCAACGGCTGCCAACCAGGTAATATTTACTCTCACAATGACGGAGACAATTCTTTTTGAAGTTCCCGTGGCCGGAGAGGATACAAGAATTGGAATACTTTCCGCGCTTGAAAAATTAAAAGAAAAAATAAGCAATGCTTACCAGGGATCATTTCTTGCCACTACAGTCACGGCAATATCAAACGCGGCAGACAGAATTACAGACGCTGTAAATGAAGTTGCTGATTCGGTTGAATTAATTTCCAGTTCGGTAAATGAAATAACATCTGTCGTGAACAACACTCAAAGATACATAAATCAAAACATTGAAACATTGATGGAAGCTCCTTTAACATTGGCTGATTCTGTTCAGGAAATGATATCCGCTCCCGCGAGGGCGGTTGCTTCCGTGAAACAAAGAATTACTATTTATAAGGATTTATATTCCGATCTTGCGTCAAATCCTACCGGGCAGAATACCAACGATAAAAAAAATCAATGCGCTGAGAAGCAATTACTTTTACCTTCTCTTGTGTCGGCCTCCTGCGAATCTGCTGTGTTTCCTGATACTGACGGCATAGGTTTCCGTATTCGTTCTGATGCTACCGCTGCTGCTGCTGAGGTACTGGAATTTTATCTTGATTGTCAGGATTTTCTTGATGAGATGCAATCGGACACAGAGAACGATAATCTTGTAAATACGTTTGTCGTGTCTGACGCATTAACGCAAATACTAAAATATTCAGTTGCTTTGACTGTAAAGAATCTTGTCAGACTGTCTTTTCAGCTTGCGCAGGAGAGAGTAATAACTTTAACCAGCGACAGAAATTTAATTGATTTATGTTATGAACTTTACGGGACTTCAGACGATGAGCATCTTAATTTACTTATAGAATCCAACGGTTTAACAGGCGACGATATAATAATGATACCATCCGGCAAGGAGGTTGTATATTATGCCTGATTATATGTCCGGCGCACCGGATAAAGTCGAAGCAAAAAACGAAAATGAAATTTCTCTTTTGATAAACGATAAACTTTTTAAATACTGGAATGACATTACAATAATAAGATCATTCGATACAGTTGCCGATCAATTTTCTTTATCATGTCCATTCTATCCTAATAATAAAACCATGAAAGAATTATTCCGGCCATTCATGTATAATGAATGCGTTATATATGTTGGTGAAGATAAAGTTTTAAGTGGTACAATGATGAAAGTAATTCCTAAAAGTACAGCAAATTCACAAACAGTTACAATCGAAGGATACAGTCTTCCGGGAGTGCTTGCGGATTGTCAGGCTGCCGTGTCGTCATGGCCGTTGAGTATTATAGGGCTTAATCTTAAACAAATTGCCGAGAAGCTGGCTGAACCGTATGGGATTATAGTTACTTTTGATGGTGATCCGGGTGCTAAATTTACCGCAAACGATAGAATCGAAATCGAAACGGATGAAAAGATATATGAACTTTTAACGAGACTTGCGCGTGAGAGAGGATTTGTAATTTCTTCTATGCCTGACGGGGAAATGTATTTTAGAAAAACCGTAAATGAACGGGCAACTGTGAGAATAAACTCCGGAGAGCCGCCATATCTAAATTCGAGTGCTGAATATAATGGTCAGGAAAGATATTCCGATATAATTATATTAAAAGCAGGACATCGGGGCGGAGTAGGAGGGAAATATACAATAAAAGATGCGGAATTAACAGCAAATGGAATATTCCGGCAGCTTGTAGATAACGCGGATGACACGGAAAAAGGAAATTTAAAAACAGCTGCAATATGGAGATTAGGAAGAATGTTGGCTGAAGCAATTCCAATTTCTTTATCTTGCATAGGATGGCGCAGGCCGGATAATAATAAATTATGGCAGGATGGCCAGAAACTTATATTTTATTCGCCTGGTGATATGATTTATGAGCCTACGGAATTATTGATACGAGAAGTTAAATTAAACAAAAAGAACAATGAAATAACTTCTGATTTTACATTGGTTTTACCGGAATCTTACAGCGGTGAGGAGAGAAAAGAATTTCCATGGGCTTCATAGGAAAAATTATTAATCAGGCGATAAATGATAATATAAGAGAAATTGTAACGGAAATATTTCCGCAATATAACAGAGTATCCGTCCAGGCTTTGCCTCCTGGAATTGATGCGGCTCCGCTTGAGGAAGATCAGGGAGTTTCTATTGTCATCGATAAAGCGAACCGATCCGTTAATATTGGGGTATATCCGGACGCGCAGGCTGAACCGGGAGAGGTAAGAATCTACAGCAGAGATTCAGGCGGTTCAATTCAGGCTTTGCTTTATTTCAAGACTGATGGAACAATAGAGATTAATGGATCAGATGATTTTGCGGTAAGATTTTCAAAACTTAAAGAAGTTGTTGACGAATTACAGGGAGATGTTACAGATTTAAAGACAGCTTTTTCATCATGGGTTGTGGCTCCGAATGACGGAGGTGCGGCATTAAAAGCATCAGCCGCGACATGGTTCGGAACGCCGCTGACAAAAAATATTGATGACGCTAAAGTGGAGAATGTAAAATTATCATGAGTATTTTAAGACAAGGTGATATATATATTTACCTCACAGAGGACGGCGCGGAAATATCCGTCATAAATGGCGAACCAGTAATGGACGGAGGTTTTGAAAGCGCGGTTTTAATATCTCTATTTGCGAATGAAAATAAAGATCACTGGATGAATGAGTATATGTCGGAAAATGAAAAAATGAAAGGCAACTTTTATTCATTCATAAAAAACACCGCTAAAACATTAACAACGATGCGAAAAGCCGAAGAACTTGCGAAATTGGATTTGCAATGGTTAATTGATACCGGTGCGGCAGATGATGTACAGATTACAATTATATCGGAAAGTCCTATAAGAATAAATATGGAAGTTAATGTATTGGCTAATGGCAATACTATTTTAAATCGGATTTACGGCGTGAACTGGTTATACCAGAAAAATGATCCTGCATCCGGGAGGATATGATGCTTACCACACCAACTATAAAAGAAATACAAACTAATATAATCGCCGACATTGAAGCGAAAATCGGTCAAACAATACCAATTCTTGCGAAAGCGGTTTTTATAATACTTGCTTACGCGCTTGCCGGAGCGTGGATAATACTTTATAAATTCGGAACAGACGCTTACAGACAGAGATTTGTGCAGACAGCAAATCGGACATGGCTTGTGATGCTTGGTGAACTGATAGGAATATTTATTCAGTCTGCTACTACATGGATCGGACAGGCTGAAATTGAGGCCACGGGAGCTGTCGGGACGATTGTATCCGGGACACAATTTTTAAGAACAGAAACAGGTATTGTATATATTGTACAAAATGATGTCGCAATAGTTCCCGGAACTTTGACGCTTGATCTGTATTCCGGGACATCCGGTGATATAGGGAATTTGCTTGTCGCTGATGAACTGGATATTGTATCTCCAATATCCGGTATTGATTTAACCGCGGTTGTTTCTGCTGTTACAGTACAAGGTGAAGATGAAGAAGACCTTGAAACTTATCGCCAGAGAGTACTTGACGGATATCAGAAAAAACCGCAAGGAGGTGCGAGCGCGGATTATGAAAGTTGGGGGAAACAGGCTCCGCATGTGCTTTCCGTTTATCCTTATCCGGCTGTTATACCTGGATGGGTTGATATATTTGTTGAGGTTGATGATCAAACCGACGGAATTCCGAATAATTTTGGCACGGGATGGGATGAAATAACAGCCGCGGAAGATAATTCCTGGAAAAGAACCGCATTTGGGAATGGAGTTTTAATCGCGATATCTCAAGACGGTACAAATAGAATTATGAGATCAATAGACAGGGGCGAAACATGGGAAGCGATTGCGGCTCCTGAAGATAATACGCTTGAAGACATAACCTGGGGTAATGGTGTTTTTGTAATTGTCTGTTCGGATGGAGTGCATAGAGTTTTCAGATCGCTTGATAACGGCAGTACATGGATAACAGCGGATGCCGCAGAAGCCAACGCATGGAAAGGCATTTCTTATGGTGAGGGGGTTTTTACAGCAGTATCTGAGGACGGTACGAATCGGGTTATGTACTCCACGGATAACGGCGCTTCATGGACGGCCTCTGCCGCAGAGGCTAATCAATGGCAAAAGTTAGCTTTTGGCCAGGGAACATTTGTGGCGATAGCAAATAGCGGAATTCATCGGGTTATGTATTCAACCGATGGGGGTGTAAACTGGACAGCGATAGCAGCTGCTGAAGATAATACATGGGAAGATATTTGTTTCTTAGAGGATGTTTTTATTGCGGTAGCGTCAGATGGCACAAATAGAGTAATGAGATCGGAAAATTACGCGGTTACATGGACAGCGATTGCCGCAGCAGAGGCCAACGCATGGAAAGGCATTGACGGTGGAAGTAGAGTATTACAAGCGGTATCGGAAGACGGGACAAACAGAACAATGAGATCGCTTGACCTTGGTGAGACATGGACGGCGGTTGCAGCAGCGGAAGATAATCAATGGCAGGGAATTTGTTACGCGCCTGGTATGTTTTGTTCTGTAGCAGACAGCGGAACTCATAGAATCATGATTACAAAAGACGCGGAACTTGAAGATGTACGAGAATATGAAACTTATAATCCAATTACGGGAAAACAAAATAGAAAACCGGTTACAGCCGGGATGAATATTTTTCCAATAAGCAGATATTCGTTTGATATAACTATAAATGGTCTATCACCTGATCTTTTGGATACAAGAAACGCGATAGATGCCGCGCTTGAAAATTATATGAATGGTAAAGAACCATATATAAGAGGTTTAACAGTTGTAAGAAATGATATTATTTCAAAAATGGAATCCGTGTCTGTAGCTTTGGCGGTAGCGCAGAGTCTTGAGGCAACATTTTCAAATTTAACTCTATTCGATGAAACCGGAGCAATTGATTTATGTGTACTCGCAAGAGGACAAAAAGCAAAACTTGGGACGGTAACTTATGCTTAAAGTAGCAAAAATGTTAAAGTCCTTATTTCCCAAAGGACTTGTATTCCGATTCTTTAACAATTCAACTTTTAGATTGTTTATTGAGGCGTTAGCGGAAGAACCATCAAGGATTAAAATATATTCCGAAGGCGTTAGAAATGGCGGTATACCTGGATTACTGCCTGATGATGTTTTATCGGACTGGGAAACTTTTCTTGCGTTGCCTTATGATAGTTCTTTAACTGCGGAAGAAAGACAAAGCCGGATAGTCGGAAAGTATACGGCCATGGGGGGGCAATCAGTACAGTATTTGCAAGAGGTTATGCAGATGGCCGGTTTTCCGGTTTATGGATTTGAAAATGTGCCGATACACATAAATCCGACTACGATTACCGGCCATCTTATTACCGGGCCGCCAGGATGGTACAGCTATAAAACTTATCTGGCGGCATTAGGAGGTTTCCAGCTTGGGGAATATCAACTCGCGGAATATAGCGGTACGATAGTTAGAGAGATTGATGCGGAAATTCCGGAAATATTTCCACAATATATTTTTATATGGTTTTTGTGTGGCCCGGCAGGAATAGGTGATTTTGTAGATATTCCAGAATCAAGAGAAATTGACTTTAAAAGATTAATTGAAAGTGTGAAACCTGCTCATACGTGGATTTTAGCGCAGGTAAACTTTGTAACGGAGTCATAGCATGAGAGATTTAAGTACTATAGCAAATGTCGATCCGGCAACACCGAATCTTATTTACGGGGAAATGGTGAATTTTGTTGCAGATACTGTAGATGGTACGGCAATGACCAAAGAGTGGGTACAGGATTTATATTATGCTTTAATTGCCGTTATGAATGAAGCTGGTGTTATACCGAATAACACAGAGGAAGGAGCAACGAGCAGCCAGTTTTTAACGGCATTGCAAGCTATTATTTCTAACTCATTGTCTATTCTAAACAAAAAAGAGATTGATAATGCTGATGAAACAATTCTGGATACGGACAGATATATTTTATACACTTTTGATAATCTTACGGCAAATCATAATTTAAATCTCCCTACACTCGCGGATAATGAGGGCAAAACTTTTTATGTCGTAAATCTCGACGGCAGTTATAATGTCGTAATTACTCCAGAAGGCGCGGAATTGATTAATGATTGGAATGAAACTTTTGAGATAACAGAAAAATACGGCGTATTAAAAATCACAGCATTATCCGATAGGTGGCTTGTTACTCCTCTCAATGATGCCTGTATTTATGAAGTAAGCACAGAAACGGCAGATACAGGGCTTACCTTGGATGGAACGTGGGATGATGTCATATCATTAACACCTCCGATAGGATTGGGATATTTGAGTACAAAAGGGACTCAGTTAGGACGAGATACATCGAATCCGGCAATTATTGAATTGTATTTTGGATTAGGAAAAACATCTGGCAATAATGCTCCTAATATTAATGGGGGAGATGATAATGTTGCACAAACTAAAATAAGTGCTAATAATAACGAATCTTTAATTATGCCACGAAAAATAATACCTTTTGAGTATGTTTCAGATGGAACCACAATTTACATGAAAGCAAAAATTATATCAGATGAATCTCCGGCAAATTATCATTACATGTATGGGGCTACCCATTCGCCGATGTATATAAAATGGAGGAGAACGTATTAATGAAACGACCATATTTAACAACTGAAGGAATGCCTGTAATGACAAACTGTCCACAAAAAGACTGGGCTGAAATTACGGATGAAGACTACAAAAAAATCTGCAAAGAACGGAATGACCAGATAGCGGAAGATCAGGCAAGACAAGAGGAAGAAATGAAGCCTATCCGGGAAAGACAGAAACTTATCAATGAGCGCATGAGACAGATTGCGGAGCAACAATTAATTGACGAAGGAGTAATTAAATGAGAGACATATCAGGACTTATTAATGTTGATCCGCCAACCGCTAATCTGCCGTACGGTGAGATGAAAAATGTAGTCAGTCCAGGCGACGGAACCGGAACACCTGTTGTGAAAGAATATATACAAGACCTTTATTATGCATTAATTGCTGTATTAGAGGAAGCCGGAATTATACCGGATAATACCGAGGAGGGGATTACAAGCAGTCAGTTTCTTACGGCGTTACTTTATTGTATCAGTCACATTAATGATGTTTTGCACATCTTGGATACTACAGAATCTACAACAAAAGACACAGGATCGATAGTGACTGAGGGTGGCATAGGTGTTGAGAAAAACGGCAATTTTGGCGGAGATTTAGGAATCGGAGGTGATTTGACTGTTGCGGATACAACAGAGTCCACTACAAAAGATACAGGATGTGCCATATTTGAGGGCGGTATTGGCGTTGAGAAAAACGTTAATATCGGAGGTGATTTTGCTTTAGCAACAGGCAAAGATGTAAAAATTGTTGGAGCAGGAAGACTCGAACATGATGGTAGTCCAGTTGCAGGATATTTAAATGACGGGACACCATATTATATTAAGGAAATTAATATTGGAGACTGGAATATGGATTCTACTGCATCTGTAACGGTTGCTCATGGATGTACTTATGCCAATATATTAGATATTAATGTTTTGATAAGAGATGACAGTGATACTTACAGATATTTTTTACAAGATACTAACAAAGGTTCAGTAGATATAGGTTCAGTAAATTTAACCTTATGGCGTATAGGAGGCGGATATTTTGATAATGCACTTTTTGATTCTACTTCTTTCAATAGAGGATTTATTAAAATAAGATATAAATAATTAAAATTTAAATTTAACATTAGCATTATAATTTTCTGAAGTAATATATATCTCAAAAGCAATACCAGATATTTGAAATATATTTCTGTATGGTTTAGGTAAAACATAAGAAATAGCAGTATGACTTATTATACAAGATGAAAAATAAATTGCTATTTTCTTTTTAGATGGATGTTTGCCTAATATTGGGTTAGATTCTTCATGAAGTGTTGTGCGTTTTAATGAATTTGCTTCTCCATAATATTCTACTATAACTGGATTGTCTGTAATCCAATTTGTTTGTCCCCAATCTATTAACATTGTTCCGATAAATACACTTTGTAATATAGTATCTCCAGTTGTCCATTTATCAAACCATGCAAAAATTTTAGTTGGCATTAAAATCATCAATAAAATTATTATTAATTTTTTCATTTCTTAACTCCATTGCTTCTTTATTTGCTTTTGAATTTATACACTCGCCTAAAAAATCATGCCTGCAAGTACCGGATATCATAGGATTGTAGTATTCACAGGTATATGGTTTAACGCATACAAACCTGATTCGGCAGCCTATCATCATGCGACCTCTTGTATTTCTTTAAGTTTGCGCTCGATTTCAGAGCGATCATAACTGATTGCAATAATAGTATCCTTATATAACAAGTAAAACTTTTTCCCTTCCTGGCCGATCTTCCAAACTTTGACCGGGAATAGTGTTGTTATTTCTTTAATTATTGTCATGATCTTTCTCCCGGCAAAAGTCAAAAATTATGCTATCCGTTTCCCTGCATCTGACTTTGCCTTTTCTTCTGATTGCATCTCTTTTAACTTCTTCCCGGTCATGATAGACTTTGGCGACCTTGTAGATATGACCGTTCTTTTTGACGATTAAATCGTACTTCATATAATCACCTTATGCGACATAATTAAAGGCTGTAGCGGCCTTTATATTGCGTCTGACGGCCTATTCCGAGATATTTCCTGATGATCTCATGAGCCTTTTTCTTGTCGCCGGACTTGAGGGCTTCGTCAAGGTTCTTTTCATAAGTAATTTGTTCTTGTGTTTTCATATCGTCATCCTTTCAATCTTGCCGAGTTCTTTTTCCAGGCAATCCGGACACAGCTGATGATTTTCCTGGTATTTGCTATGCAGTGTTCTGGAGTAGAAGTATACCCATCTGCCGCCCATCAAAGTCTTCCGGCAGTAAGGACATTTTACTATTTCTTCTTTTTGCCATTTCAATTCGCATCCGCAGTGCTGGCATTTCTGATCGCCGATGAAAATTACTTTCCTGCATTCAGGGCAACTGTAAAAATTCATGTGATCCTTTTTAATTATTGTTATTATTTGTTTCATGTGTCTCCTTTCGCATCCTTCCTGATCATCTATGGCATCAGGTTTTTTGGCGTCGCGTCGGAGTCGCTTTCGCTTGCCTCTCTGGGGTCTCGCGGCCATGAGGACTCTCTTTATCTCCTTATCTGTGCCTTGCTCGTTTTTAAAGATCAAACAAACTCTTTCTACTATTAATATACAATAATACTTTGCAGTCGTCAAGTAAATAATTAAAAATTATTATTTTTTTCTATCTTTTAAAAATGTCTTAAAATCGTGATCTTGTATTATATAGTAGCTACTTATTTTTTGTGCTTTTAATTTTCCATGCATAATTAACCATTGCACGCCTTGCCGGGAAATGTTAAGTAATTTTGCAATATCAGATACTGCATATATTTTATTTGTGTTTGTCATTTTCTGGTTTTCCATAAAATTCCTGGATTTTCTTTTCTCTAAGTTTTATATAATAATCGAATAATTCTTTATCTTCAGGATTATTTTTTATTTGATCAATTAATTTATTTAATTCTTTAAGATTCATACTTAATAGATACAAAAATATATAGTATTTGTCAAGTGCAAAATAATTTTAAAAATGAAATATTTTACTTGACATGTGCAAAGTATAGTATTATATTGGTATTAGAAAGATTAAAGAAAGGAGAAACAAAATGAAATATAAGAATAGAGAAATCGAAATAAACAAAGAAAATGATCAAATAAGGTTAATACCTTTATCAAACCCTATTGAAAATTGTTCTTTTAATTTTGATCATTTCGCCCTTACGCCCGATGATGATGATGACATTATAGAGGCGATGATCAAGGAATGGATAGACGATCAGGAAGCAGTACGACAAGAATTTGCAGATTTAAGCGGGCAATAAATTTAATCCAGCCCGGGGAATAAATACCGGACAAAAAAGAGGAAATATGAACACAGCAAGGAATTACAGATATCAATTAGTATTTAAACCCCCCCCAACTCTGCATATTTGGGGAGATGGGACAAAAGCAAAATGGTATGATAATCAATGTGCATGGACAGGTTGTGAAGGAAAACAAATTATTGCTGAGATCATTTACGATTACATTACCGGTAGTAAAGGGAGATGGTCTACAAACAGAAAATTTGTGTGCAAAGATCATCTTGAACAATGGCTGAAAAAACATCCAAAGGCTATAAAATTTTCAGGCAAAGAAAGTAGATTTAAATGTCAAAATTGCAAATACTGTCAAGATTATAATGTTTGTTTTGGGTGTTATCTGCAAAGTAAATATACAATAGCAGATTTAAGCGGGCAATAAATTTAATCCAGCCCGGGGAATAAATACCGGACAAAAAGAGGAGAATAAGAATGTTAAGATTTAGAAATAATCAATATTATAAATATATTAAAGAATGGGAAGAAAAAAATATCAATAAATTAAAAGTTATAAAACAAGTAAATTATGCCGTTCGTATTGGTAAATTGATAAAACCAAAATATTGTTCGTCTTGCAATAAAAAGAAAAGATTATACGGACATCATATTGATTATTCTAAGGCTTTAGAAGTAATATGGCTTTGCGGTTCTTGTCATAAATTATTGCATAATAAATTAAAGTCAGAGTCAAGCGGGCATTAGTCCCGCTTAGTCTTCCCCTATATTTAAAAAAATTGCCCCGCATCTGACGGGGCACAATAAGGAGTTAGTAAATGTATAAGTGATTACTTTAAAAAATGATATAAAAGTAATCCGCTTCCAATGCCTACGAGGCCAACTGCTATATAAATCTTGTAATTTCCGGAGGTTCCTATTTCATATTTGACTTCGCCTTCTTTGCAATCATCCCATGCTTTCACAAGTATTTCATTATTTTGAATATTGTAACCAAACCGTAAAGGACTATCATAACAATTAAGCAGCCGATCAAAATTTTCCTGATCAAATATCGGGGATGCTTCTTTCTTGAGTTCTTTGTACTTCCATTTTGTTTCGTAGACGATTTCTTTTTTAACAACGATTTCAGTTTTTGCATAATATTTTCCGCCTATTATAACTCCGGCTATAAATATTATAATTGCAATGACTGCGCCTATGATATATTTCATAAAATAAACCTGATAACAATAAATATAAAAAATGCTATAATACAAATTTGAAGCACTCTCTGTTCTGCCTTTGCTTTCGGAATCAAGTCTTTACTTTCATCGAAATCAAACGTAGGGGTTAATGCGGCATTTTGACAATGAGATTGCACTCTCTGCCAGAAGAAAAGTTTATCAACAAATTTTGCGAATAAACTATTTGGAAAAGATCGTCCGAAATGACTGGAAATAGTCTCTCCAGGTTGTCCAAAAAAAATAACAACATTGATAAATATATCAATCTCAACAACTATATTTGCAATATACATTCCTAAAAACCATAAAATATTTTTAATTATTATCATGCCTTAACCTCCATCATTTTCCCTGAGTATTTAATCCAGATCGGATACCCGAAACGTTTGGCTGTTTTTTTTGCTCGGCGTAATTTGTTTGTATCCCATCGTTGCTCTTTTGCATATTTTACATGGCAGGGTTTGGCTTTATTCCTGCCGATCTTTTTGCCCTTCTTGCTAAGGTTTTGTTTTGTTGCCATTATGGCTCATCCTCTTTTTTTACTTGATATTTATTTTTAGCATGATTAACAGCACTTACAGACCCCCACACAACGCCCACAATACCGGATTGAGCAAGTAAGATAATATCCATATCGCTTATTGTTGCTTTATTAACGCCTACTTTGTATAAGGTCATGATTGCAAATGTACAAATAATAATTTCCGAAATCGTTAAAACCGTTATTCCTATTTTTTTATATGGCTTCATGTGTGTTTTCTATTGTCCCACTGCCTTTTACTTCCGATATCCACATGGACAAATGTGTCATAAATCCCTATTCCCCCGGTAAATATATCTTCTGATGTCAGAGCGACTGAATGCAGTTCCGGGATTGTAAATCCTTTAACGTGGAAGTCACAGGCTTGACCCAAAGTATGATATGATCCTGGTACACCTCCGACTTCTTCGTTATGTTTTGGACATCTATTGACACAGTGTACTATTACTTGTTTTTTTACTAAGTCCCTGAAGGATTGCATCATGTTCACCAGGGCAGGTTCAACTATGCATTGCCCGCATCCGCAGCGGCATTCCCATTCGATAGTGCTAAAATTTTTTGAAAGCATCATGATTTTGCCTTAACCCATGCATACATTTTTTCAAGAATTCGCGTGATGTCTTCTTTGTATTCTTTGCGGACTTGATTAACGTCTTCTTTGCATTGCCCGGAAAATTCATATATTTTTTTCATATTTTCTTCTTGCTTGACCTTGAGTTCCTGCATTTCGGATTTTAGTTCTTGTTTCATGTCTTTGATGTCAGTTTTTAATGGTATGAGAACATAAAGCATAATGGCAGAAAAAATGATGGGTATGACTGTTAAGATGATTTTGAAAGGTTCTGTTTTGTCAGATAAGCGTTTATTGTTGGGCATAAGTACCTCCAATTTAAGTAAATATATAATTATCGGATTTTTTTGTCTATAACTTTATTTTTTTAAAATTGGCTTGACTTTTTGTATACATTTTGTATACTGACAATAAAAATATAATGGAGGTCAAATGATAAATCAAAATAAGGATGCAGTTATAACTTTCCGGGACACAAAGGAAAGAAAGAAAGAACTGCAAAAAGAAGCACGGAAACATCGAACGACACTAAGCCAGTTTATTAAGCACATAATTGATGAATATTTCAGGAGAGGGCAATGAATCAATCAATGCTAAGTCAATATCACAACATAAAAATATGTCGTGAATCAATCAAAAACAAACGGGCAATAATCAAGCATCTTCCAACTGCTCAGTACCGCAAAGAAATCCAGGTCTTGAAATACCGGATAAGGCAGGAGAAAAAAGAACTCAGGCAGCTACGACGAAAACTTTGGAGAGACTGGCTGGACTTACATCTGGAGATATGGAGGGCTATATGACACGTAAACAAGCTATCAAGAAAACAATTTTTAAGTATGAGTGGATAAAGGACAATCTCAGGAAGGATGAGATTGGTGCGAATGAACTTTATGACTTTATTGCCGCATATCCCGAATATTTTGAATATCATGATGAATGTCCGTTATGTGAGCTTTTTCGTACAGGGTGCTATGACAATCCCGATTGTCCGGAATGTATTTTAAACACGGATAATTGTTTTAATGAAACCGGTAGATTTCAGAATTTTCTGTTAGAAAAATCCATCCCTGGAAAAAGAAAGTTCTGCAACTGGATATTAAAGAAATGCAAGAAAGCACTGGAGGTATTATGATAAAATGTGATTTGCATTTACCTGATAAAAGAATTATTCCCGTAAAAATAAAAGAAAGGCATTATCGCAGATTAACTATAAAGATAGACAAAATGTCTTTTTGGGAAAAAATTAAAGTATTATTCGGAGGCAAGAAATGATCTGTAAAAACTGCTATTACCGGGAAGACCGGGAAATCGACGATACCGAAGCCTTTGACATGGAACCACGTCTGCGAGTATGCCGGACAAAAATCATAGATTATTGTGCGGAGCATGATCTGCCCTGTGAGGATGCATATAGAGACTGTCAGTACAGAGACATTATTATTCAGGCAGATGACCTGATCCACATAAGAAATCTGTACCCGGAAACGACGAATAAAATTAATGAATTATTAGGAGAATAAGTAAATGATAGATATAAATGATATTAATGATTATAATTGTGGTTTAATAAATGATTATGGAGGAGGGAATGTGCAATGGTGGCAAGATTATATTCGATCAGAAATCCAAAGATGTAATGATTATTGGAGAGAACAAATTCAAGATATGATAGACTATGAAAACAAACAGGAGGGAAGTAAATGAATAATGAAATCGAAGTAGTAAACACAGATTTAATAACAAACCTTGTACTTACCGGTGACATCTCAAAAATGAAT